AGATTTGTCTTTAGCATAGCGCCATTTTTTTAATGTATCACTAGGTACACCAAATTCTTTTTCAATTTCTTCTGCATCTGCATTTAAAGATTTACTCCACCAATACTCATATAAATTTAAAATTTCTTCTTCTGTCATTTCACTACTTTTAATTTTTTAATTGTATCAATAAAATTATCGTATTTTAAATTAGGAATAACCAAATCGTCTTTTTGATTTGACCTATTTTCTGTTTTAATATTTTCTCTTAATTCTTTTAATTCTTTTGTTAATAAAGTTATTGTTTCTGCTGCATCATTGACAGTCTTTGTTGTGTGTTCGACAAATTCCTTGCTTGCATTTTTTAATTCATTAAAATTTTTAGTTCTCTCATCTGAAATTTTTTTAACATATTCTAATTGTGCCATTAATAGTTCTTCTCTTCTAATTTTTTCAGATGCAGGAATTTCTTTTTCCAAACTTGTTTGATCTACTATTTCTTCTGGATTAATTAATGCAATAATTGGAGCTACAAAAGTTGGTTCAAAATCTTTTAAAATAATTTTTTGTTCACCTTCAACAAATGGATCAGGATTTATTAAATTAGATTTACCTCTAACCTCTTCGTACAATCCAAAATAAAATCTTACTTCTTTATCATCTAAAAAAGCTTCAACCTCAGTACCTACAATACAAAGTTTATTAATATGACTTTTATTTACATTTTCTGTGTAATAATAAAAAGCAACTTGATTATCATACATTGAACCTTTTGCTTTTATTTGAATAGCTTTTATATCATCACGATATAAATCTCTTGGAACAACAACTTGATCATTTTTTTCAACAGAATAAGAATATAATCTTCCTGGAACAAAATTATCATCCAGTTCAACATTTTTTAACAAATTAACTCTAGACCAAATAGGAACAGTTTTTTTAGGAAACATTAAATCAACAGGATCACATTTTAATTTTTCAGCATATTTAATTGCTACATCTCTTGATATTTCTCTTGCGCCTGATGTGTGAGAATAAACAGAAGATTGCTTACCAATAGAATTAGCAAAAGTTTTAACATCCGTTCCTCTTTCATTAATTTTTTGTTGTAATAAATTTGAAGGTTCTGATAACCAATTTGCATCTACTTTGATTCCACCACTACCAGGTTTTTTACCTATCCAACCTGATGATCTTCCTTGAAGTTTAGCTAATTTCCACGAAGCGTTAAATTGTTCTTTTAAAATAAATTTTTTTTCTGCATTTTTTTTTCGATCAATTATTTGAAGTGATCTTTGATACACAGCATCTTCATTGCCAAAAATTACAAGTTTTTTTTGTTCTGGATTTTTTTGTGATAAGTCTAAACTTCTTAATGCTTTAGGTATAATTGAATTTGCATAAAAAAAAATTACTTCTACATAATTTCCAGATAAAAGCGTTGCACCAGGTTTAACTGTAATTGAGTAGCTATCTAAAATAGAAATTTCTTTGTTATTCCACTTGCCATATTTAATTTCTTTAGCTTTATTAGTAAAAATACTCATATCAAAAAATCTTATACACTATTTTACATTTTGCTCAAGCCATTCCACATAATGTGTAATAGCATTGACAAATAAGGCTCAATTAGTAAAAGCCGACAATAATGCTTGTTTTAATAGGTTTTTATAACGAATCAGAGGTGTTTTAAGTGCCAAGAAACATCATTTATTCGACTTTAGATGTAACTCCATACAGTAATTGGCACCGAAATTGTCATGATGGTATTGCAATGACAGACATTGATAAAATTTCTATCTGTCCAGGTTGCGCAAAACCACTATTTATTGCTGATACTATTTATAACAACAATCAAGGATTTGCAGGAAAAAGTAGTTTTTTGCAAACTCCATATAAAACCATAGCTCTTGAATTAAACATTCCTTATTTTGAAATATTTTACTCTGTTGATGAAAGTACCAAGGAAAGAAAAATTACCAAATTTCACATAAAGAGAATTTATCCATACAGTAAAGATATTAGAGAATTAGCTCCTGATGATTGGTTAAAATTTTTAGAATATAAAGTTTTGCAACATTGTCCAGACTGCAACAATAAAGATTATTTATTACGAAAAGTAAAATCAAACAAATCTAACAATACATTTTTACGTCAAGAAAATTATGTCAAACTTTTATCTGAGTGATCCTAAATTATTTCATTTAACTAATCTGCATCCATTGCATTTTAAAATTTATGAATATTGTTGTTCTCAATTTAATTGCAAAACGCAAAGCAGTTATATTCGTTTAGTAGATATAGCAGGCTTGTTTCAAATTAATTTGCAAACAGTCCAGGAGGCGATGATTGAACTTTCTAAAATTAAAATTGATGACGAACAGTTAATTAAAATTACACAACAAGAAAAATATGTTGAGTTCACTATGCCAAGATATTTAAAATTTATTAAAACGGTTGGCTTTGAAAAATTTAATTCTGGTAAAGCATGGTCTGCAATTAAAAACCATTTACAAAAAAGAGTAGTAAAAAAATATTTATACAACGAGTTAGATCAGCATGAGCTATACGACAAGCTCAAAGATTTGCCAAAAGAGGACCTTTTTAAAGTAAATGAAAATGATCTACGCTATCCATGGGTATTACGAAATGTCAAAAAAGCCGTTAATTAAAATTCTTGAAGAAAAGATAGACCTGGAACATAGAATAGAAAATATTTTATGGGATGCAGCTTACTGTGATAAATTTTTAGCAAAGCCTAACAACAGGCGCTGTCCAAGTATGTATCAACTATTAGAAACACATTACAACCGTGATGACTGGGGTTTTCATGAACAACCAAAGTTTAAAATACGTGCAACACCAAGGCAAATGACCAGGTATTCGCAAGCAATAGATATTCTTTTAATGATTGATAAATCTATATCGGAAGATCCTATCTTTGCTAGAAAACTTATGTGGTTAAGAGCAAATAGAATACCTTGGACTAAATTAGGAAAAATGTTTGCTTATCATCGTACAACTATCAAAAATATGTATGAGAGAATCCTAGAACAAATTGCAAATAAAATTAGAATTAACATTGACAATTACGACACAATTTATATTTAAAACGAATATAATTTCCGAATAGTTTTTTTATAATTTAAATTTCAAATATTATATTTTCCTAGCCTGTACAAATAAGCGACGAGGTGTAGAATCAAAACTGTAGTTCAATACAGTATGTGTAAATACTGTTTGTAAATTTAATTTTTTTTTACTCTTTTTTTTTACTTCCAACAGTTCTTGAATGCGATGAGATTAAAACTGCAATGTCAAAGTATGACAAGACAATCCAATTACACAGTACAATGCAGAGCTAGAGGCATAATGTGTAAGAACGGAAACGTAAGATGTAAAAACCACGGTGGTAAATCAACTGGTCCAACATCACCTGCTGGCAGACTTAAAAGCTTACAAAATTTAAAACAGTTTCATGACAAAAGAATTACAATTAACAGATCAGATTTCCAACAACATCATTCAACAACTGATGAACGGAACTCCTCTGACTAGGATTTGCAAAGATAAAGATTTGCCAAGCTTGTCCAAAGTGTATGACTGGATTGCCAAAGATAAAGATTTCGCAAACAAGATTACGACTGCAAGAAAAATAGGAGCGCAAACATATCTTGACCGTATGATTGAAGAGCTTGAACATGCAGACAATAAAAACATTATGGTCATACGAGAGAAGCTGCATCACTATCGTTGGATGGCATCTAAACTAATTCCAATCTATGCAGACAAGCAAGAGATCGTACAGGACAGCAAGGTAGAGATTACTTGGAACATACCAACAAACAACAATGTGATTGATGTTAAAGTGGATGAGATAAGTAATGATAAAAGTTAGGTAGCATAAGCACACACAAACGCTCTCGCACACGACATGGAGTTCGGATTTCAATACAAATTCACGATACCTTCACGGTCTTTGTAAATTAATTAAGTATATTGTCGTTGAGTGACTGCTTGACCAACAGTATTGCTAAAAACCTGGCGGAAACAATTAGTTTTTTTCCTGGGGTACCACACCTCAAAACATGGCGGCGGTCTTTTACGTAATTATATACCGATGATTAACACACACAGACAGATGAACATTAAAGATAAATATAAAAACATTTCAGCTTTCACATTTACGACTACAGGCAAAGAGCTAATGGTTGTGTTTAATGGTTTTGAAGAGGACGAAGATTTAAAAGAATTTGCTGATTTTGTATTTGCAAAAATTAAAATGCAATACTTTTCAGAAGATAGACCTCCTTCGATTCATTAATGAAAGTAGTAATACCTTATACGCCAAGAGATCAGCAGGCTACGATCCATGAGAATTTAGATAAGTTTCGTTATTCTGTTTTATGTTGTCACCGAAGGTTTGGCAAAACGGTGATGTTAATTAATCATCTTATAAGAGCGGCAATGACATGTCCGCATCATAATCCTAGATATGCTTATGTGGCTCCAACGTATTCGCAAGCCAAAAAGATAGCCTGGGATTATTTAAAACATTATTCGCAAAAGATACCTGGAACAAAATTTAATGAAACAGAGTTAAGAGCTGATTTCATGAACGGTGCCAGGATTATGCTGTTGTCATCTGAAAATCCAGATAGCATCAGAGGAGTATATTTAGATGGAGCTGTAATGGATGAAGCTGCACAAATTAATGCAGCAGTCATCGATGAAGTAATCACTCCAGCTTTATCAGACCGAAAAGGTTTTTTATCGGTGGTAGGAACGCCAAAAGGAATGAATAATCTTTTTTATGATTATTTCCAAAAGGCGCAATCCGATCCAAATTGGTTTTTATATGTAGCGAAAGCCTCAGAAACAAAACTAATTGATAATGAAGAATTAAAGGCTGCGTTATCCGTTATGGGTACCGCTAAGTATAACCAAGAATTTGAATGTTCCTTTATTGGTAATCTTCAAGGTTCTATTTATGGTGATATTATTTCTAAGTTAGAAGATAATAAACAGATAGCCAGAATACCATACGATGCTGCTTATCCTGTCAATACTGCCTGGGATTTAGGATTTAACGATAGCACCGCAATTATTTTTTAT